CCCGCAACGATTACCCCCACCCCGCATAACATTTAATCTCTCTAATTACCATGACCAAAGTAACAACAATCAACACAAGTCCTCCAGTAGATGTTAAAGTATGGGAGACACGTAGGAAACACTTTTGGGCGTATGATTACCCACTATGTGTAAAGAATGGACCGTTTAAAAGCGAGAAGTTAGCATTACTTGATGCGACGCAATACTCATCAGATAGTTAACAACAACTGTGTAGGCACTAAGTAACACATAACGGGCATGATAGTGTGATGTTAACTAACACTAACTGTAAGTCCTACTAATTATTACATAGTGCATATACACTAAATGTTATATAAGCAGTTATTAAGTTTTCGATATTGTGTAACCTACAAAAGTATAGCATCGAGAGAGATATAAAAATAATTCCCAATATAAAAAATTCCCCCATAGGTTTTTTCAGTGTCAGAGTTTAATCAAAGTCCCAAAGAGATCCTCCGAGAGCAATTAATGGAGGAGTTTAAAGATCTCATTGGTCTCCCATGGCCTGGTAGAAGATATCCAGGTTGCTATGACGTTATACAGAAATATGTCCAGAGTCGCCTAGGAAGGTCTCTGAAGGACTTCTCAGGACTGTATACAGCATTCAAGGATGAAGCAGTAGCAGAAGAAGATGGTCTGTGGATAACTCGACCAGAGTGGGGAGAGGACTGGGATACGTCTATCTTACAGAAGAATGATCTCCTCTTGTTTAAGATATACAATGAAGCACTCGGTGGTGGGTATGCTGACAAGTCTGGAAGAGCACCTAATCACGGAGCGATTTACCTAGGTGATGGGTGGATGCTTCACCAGTTATGGAAGACAGACTCAGAGATAGTGGAATTAAATAGACACTATCGCATATGCTGTGTAGGTGTAGTGAGGGAAAATGCTACATAAGACAGATATACAGGTTAAGTATGAAATGAAAAGATTCACACTACGAATAGAAGAAGATGACTTCGGAGAGAATTATATACACATACCTGAAGATGTTATGAAAGACTGTGGATGGGATATAGGGACAAACTTAGAATATGAGGAAGAGACAGACGGAAGTATCATATTACATAAGGTAGACGAATGAAGTATAATCAAATGATGTTGACTATATTGGTAATATGCAATATAATTAACTTAGTAAAAAATTAGCGTCTCAAAAAAATGGCGAATTCACATGAAGTGCCTCAGTTTGAGTCTCAAGAGGAATACATAAGTTGGGCACTGGAGAGAGTATCGGAAGCAATAACTAACTTAAGTAGTCGTATAGAGCAAGTGGAAAGCGGATTACAAAAAATCCCTCCTCCAGGTGCTGATATGATTAAGTATAAACCACCTGGTAGTCCCACGTATAGTAATTTAAAAGAGTTATTAGATATAATCTTTGATAGTATTAATGCCCATGAGCAGCGACTAAATAAGATAGAAGACAAACTTAATTTGTAATGCCTGCTTATATTCAGGAGACAGGAAGAAGTTATCCCAATCCAATTAAGAGTGGTGCTTTCACTCAAGGGTTTAGAAGACCTGCGAGTGATAAGTACAGGACTTCTAGTGATTATCCTGGACATAACACAGATAATGCTGGTAGTATGAATTACCAGATCACCTTTGATGATGGTGGTCCTGGTAGTATGCCTATGGGTAAGGATATTGTCCATTACATTGGTGACGAAGAACCTACTAATGTAAGTAGAGAAGGTAATGAGAGAGCAGGTATATACAGATTTTATAGAGCACCAAAGGATGATCACAAATATAGTAGAGACCCACAGTTAATAAAGAGAGACTTCGGTTGCGAAAACGAGAGTTGGCAACGTGCTGCTTCTGGGTATAATCCTGAGCCTAGGAGTGGTAAACCTGTGTTCTATGTTATGACACAGCAAGTGCCTAATACGGTACCACTCAAAGCATACTACTCATATTGGCCTGATGACACCCAGCTGTGTGTTGGGACAAATGTCCCTACTGGATTAAATGGAGTAGGTTGTGGAAGAAACAAATATTTGGAAGTAGATACATTAGGATATGTCTTTGACACAGAAGCAAATGCACAAGCAGTCTGTAGTCCTGGTGAAACACCTAGAGCAATCTATGAATATCTACATCCAGACCCTGATCACTTCTATACTATAGATCCTGCTAGAGAAGTAAATTTAGCAGACAATAGTCCTATTCCACCAGCAGAGGCATTAGGAAAGGAATACTCTTATGTTGGAATCATAGGGTGGGCGTTTGCAACACGTGCTCTAGACTCTCCTACAGACACTATAATAGACGTTGGTAAGATTGGACCTACTGGACAATGTATCGATAAATCTGATTGGTATGATTACTCAGATGATGCCCAACAAAATTATGATGAAGCAGGTACAGGGTGGTCTGAATTCATGTATCGTCAGGGTAGAGACTCTAGCGGTGCTAGTGTAGAAGGTCCACCTAATGTTAATGGTTGGGGTAACCCAGACAATGTAGAGATAGAAAATAACGAAGCACTGTTTGAGTGGAGTTATGGTCTCAGTGGTGCTGTAAAGGGTGCTATACCACGCTTCCTTGGATTTGAGGATATGTATGACTCCCAGTTTGTATTTTACCTATTTGATACTACAAACCCTTGGAATGGTCCTATCTTCTCTACTCAGTATATTTTAAGTAATGCTCAGTGTTGCCCTAATACAACTGATCCTGAAGGATGCCCACATTGTGCACCTGAATGGACATACCACTCACACTTCTATGAGATTAATCCTGATGTATGGAATACTACTAAGACTAAGCTCTCCCTACATGATACTTCCACTCAAGGAGTGAATGAATCATTCTGGACTATCGATACTGATAGTCCTGTTGTATTTTTCCGTTATACCACCCGTACTGGAGACTTTAATGCAGGTGACAAGCTTAATGGATGGGATGTAGTATCCGTTTATTATTTCGGTGAGGAGCTTAAGTGCGGTGTAATGGAGCTTACATGGGATACTAGTAATGATAATAAGTGGTATGTCAACCCTGCTTGTATAGCATGGCGCATTACTAATAGTAGTGGTGCGGAATTAACCAATTCCATTACAGAGAAAGGGTCATGGGTTGCTATAGGTACACCCAATCACCCCGCAACTGGGTGGACAACACACATGAAGTCATATGGAATATACCCTGTATTACCAGCAGATGACGTAGTAGATCCGTATATTGGTGTATGGCAGGTGCATACTTCAACATTTACTATACCTACTGCGGGTACATACTCTTTAAGAATAGAGTCTGATAACTTCGGTTACATGAAGATTACAGACTCTGGTAGCACTGTCCTTGTAGATAGAGAGATCACTTACGCTAATGGTATGGGGCAAGAGACCTTCCCTATGACACTTGGTGCAGGCACTTACACTTTAGAAACTAGAGTAAAGAATATCTTGAGGGATTCTAACCCTAATACCTTCGCATACCAAGATACATACAACTCTGCCCCTAACGACGGTCCTGGAGGCGATAAGATAGGCACAGCAGAGATATTAGCAGGGTATGGTATACCTAATAAAACTGCTATGTGTGGCACATATGAGTTTCCTAAGAAGATATCATACTGGAAAGTCCAAATAGATCCTAAAGCACTTATACCCCACCGTAACTTAGACCAAGCAGAGATTGAGGCGGTAGTGGGTGATGATGGTAGTATAGTTGATGTAGTTATTATTAATGGTGGTAGAGGATATACAGATAATGCACAAATTCATATAATGAATCCACGGGAGATGGATAACTTCTCCCCCAATGATAGCGCAGACTTCATGGAAGATAAGTTAGGTATGGATCCTGATTATACTAAAGCACTTGCTGATCCTATGAAAGAGGATAGATCACACACTCTTTCAGAAATGAAAACTGCTGGACGCAAATGGGGCACTGCTACAGAAGCAGTTGATATGAAGGATAAAGACAATAGTATCTTTAAGTTGCAGAGAGCAGATCTTGAGATAGCACAGAAAGATGAGTTGGGATGTATTAAAGCAATTAGAATAATAGATGGTGGTGCAGGATATAATCAGGTTAACTTACCTCATATCCATATAACTGATCCTGAGAAGATTAAGTTTGATGGAGGAGGAGATGTTTATGGTGGAAAGGAATTACAAGAGACTCACAAATTGATGGATTCTGCGTTTACTCATGAGTATAAGGAAAAGCAAATTGGAGAGTATAATGCATCTAGAGTAGAGCAAGCGGACTATAGTGTAGAACCTATAGGTAACTTGATGGATCCTGCGACTATGCAAATAGTTGGAGATAATATGAAGCAAGCAGCGCAACCTGGTATGCTAGGGAATACTGCTACTCAGGTCTACGTTGAGGTACCAGACAGTTATATCAGGGCAGCAGCAGATGGGATAGAATTAGATAAGGTAACTAAACTTTGTTTTAATCTACCACCAAATTGTATTGAGATTAATGGACAGGCAAATCTGCCTGCTGCATTACCTGACATAGAGAACATGTCTGTGGTCACTGCATTAGATCCTAACGGTGTTGGTGCATTTGAATCAAAGACAATGCCCTTTGTATACGCTGGCGTAGAAGCTGCGGATACCTTCGGTGGTAATATGTCATCTTTATATGGACCTTTCGGAGATGAGTGTATTACTGTAGCGCAACCTAAACTCTATAATATAACTAGATGGTTTGATATGCCTTGCGCTTATCTTGATGTTGGAGATGACGGTGATAGAAAGGCATTTGGATGGTTGCCGTTTAAGTATTGTGCTTCTGAGCAAAAGGAGGCAGCATTCCGTGTATCGATGGAAATAGAAGGATATGTTGGTGGTAGTCAAGGACCAGCATTTATGGATTTCCTTCAAAACATGCCAGTGCCTCACTTACAACAGAAGAGAGATATAGCAGTGAATGCAGGTACTAGGACTTGGAAGTGTAAGAGAAGTAGTATTGATGGTAGATGTTATCGTGATCCTGGAGATCCTGGTAACATGATATTTGTACCAGTAGGTTTGGATGAAAACACTTATGACTACAATAGATCTAACTATACAGAAGTAGAGCAGTTACAGATGTGGGCTGGTGATAATATTACTGCATCAGCAGCAGTGCAGACATGGTTAGGTCATCCTACGGCAGGAGATCCAGCAGGTACTCCTCACTCTGTAGATTATACAGCTATTGCTGTAGCAAGTTGCACTAATGGTGTGCCACCTAATGAATGTTGGGATACCTATGTGCGTAATATTACTGCATCTGATGGACCTCTTACTGTATACTGTGGTTATGATGCTGATGGTAATGGTATAGCAGGTAAAACTTTCTGTGCTACTACTGAGTTATATGCTTCCTGTGTAGCACTTGATAAATGTATGGATTCCTCTATTGCTATTTCTCCTAAACGTATGACAGGATCTGGATCTAGTGCTAAGATGCTACTGGGTGCTTATAACGGTACCATGACTGTAAGGAATTATCTTACAGGTGGAGTTGTAGCTTTGGGTAGAGCGTTGCGTAATTATGGTAACCCATACTTTGATGAATGTAGTGAGGATGATTCTTGGACAACAGGAACCACACTTAATGATATAATAGAACCTAAGAGGTTATAATGGCATTTGGATATCTTCTACCAGTATCATCTTTAAATGGACTACCCTGTAGTGGTCATGGATTGTGTATACCGTCCACTGTGCACTCTGTACAGTCCTGTGGTAGCACTCCAATCCCCTACAGCATAGTTATTAAGGAATATACCTGTTGGTGGCCTCCCCAATCATTAACACCTATCTTCCCAGTAACTCCATATAGGGCAACTGTGCAGGTTAATCGTATTCCTATTATGTTACATGGGGATACCTTTACTCCACACATAGCAGTATGTACTAATATTATTGTATACATGTGTCCTTGTGGTAAATCCACGTGTCCAACACCAACTCCTATACCGTGTAGTCAGTTAACAATTGAAGATGGGGGTGGAGTAGGGCATACTAGAATCCTTATGGCAACAACTGTAACAGTATTTGCTTTGAAATTGCCAATTGCTCGTATTCTAGACCCTCTAGGTGTTGGTTTTTCAGGATTTAGTTACCCTTGTTCATCTGTGGTTGCCTGGGGGCATGCAACTGTGCTATCATCATAGTAGTTTATTAACCAAAAATGGCATTATACGGTACAAATGGAGATTGTGTTGCTCCACCATCGAAGAAAACAAGGCAAGGTAACGGCAAAAACACTAAAATTTCGCCAACTTCACGTAATGCAGCGAAAAAGAAGTATAGGGGTCAAGGAAAATAGTCCAGAAACCCTATAAATAAAAGATATAGTGATAAATATCTTTAAAGTAGGTAAGAATGCCCTCTTATAGGTTCAGATCTGAGAAATATGTTAGTAGAGGATTCAAGGATTTAGCAATTTCCTTTAAAGATAATCCTAATACTGGTGATTTTGGTGTGGTTAAGAATGAGAATGCTATAAAGCAGTCTGTTCGTAACCTCATCTTAACTATGTTCGGAGAAAGACCATTTCAAGATGAGATTGGATCTAGGGTTAAGATGCTTTTATTTGAACAATGGGATCCATTTAGTGTGGATGCTATGAGAAGTGAGATTATGAACTGTTTATCGAGACTCGAACCTAGGATAAAGGTAACTAGTGTCAGACTTCGTGATGATTCCGAAATAAATTCTGTCCAAGTTGCTATAAATTATAACATAGTAGGTGAATCGGAAGTCCAAAATGTCGATTTTCTTCTAGAGAAAGCATAAAATGTCAGCAATTCCATCACAATTAACGTCGTTAGACTTCTTTGAGATCAAAGAATCTATTAAATCGTACTTACGTACTCGAAAAGAGTTTACAGATTATGATTTTGAGGGAAGCTCTGCGTCATATTTGATCGATATTTTAGCATATAACACTTATTACACTGCTTTCAACGCTAATATGGCGTTGAATGAGGCATTTCTAGAGACATCTACGGTTAGAGATAACATTGTCCGCATTGCAAAGCAGTTAAATTACACTCCACGGTCAATAAAAGCACCTAGAGCGTGTGTAAAAATGATTGCACAGGCATCAATCGGTCTAAATGGCACTACTTATCCAGAATATGCGACTTTAAAGAAGGGTGATGTCTTTGTTGCGGATAATGATTTCGATAGTTACACCTTTGCGCTTACCCAAGACATTCAAGTCCCAGTAGATTCCGCTACTGGTAGGGCAACTTTTGATAATGTGCTTGTATATCAAGGTAATTTACTCAGTTATAACTTCACAGTTGACTATACTAAGAAGCAAGAGTACATTATTCCTGATGAAAATGTAGATACTGCACTTTTAACTGTAGATATTTCGCCAACTGCACAATCTTCAGAGACTGATACTTATAGTATTGCAAAAAATGTTACAAATGCGGACTCTACTAGTAGAATTTACTACTTAGAAGAGACTGATGACATGCGATATCGCATTATTTTCGGAGATGGATCAATTGGACGTAGATTAATTGATGGAGAATACATCAGAACAACATATGTCTCTACAGATGGAGTAGAAGCTAACGGTGCAAAGGGTTTTGACTTCATTGGTAACGTAATAGACAGTGATGCAAGAGTTATTTCACCAAATTCTATTACATTAACCACTAAAGACGCTGCTCAGGACGGTGAAGATCGTGAGACATCACTCTCAGTTAAGTTTAGAGCACCCAGAGCGTATGCAACACAGAATAGAGCAGTAACTGAGAATGATTTTGAGCATATTGTCTCTGAAATCTATCCTCAAGCAGCTTCTGTGACTGCTTTTGGTGGTGAGAAACTAACTCCACCTGTTTATGGTAAAGTTTACGTTGCAATTAGACCGAAAACAGGAAATAAACTTAATGAGACAACAAAAAATAAGATTAAGAAGGATTTGTTAAAGTATTCTGTTGCTTCTATCGAGCCAGTTATCATTGACCCAACAAGTTTCTATGTTATTCCTAAATCTTACGTTTATTTCAATGGAAATGATACTTCATTAACTGGATCTCAACTTGGTACTAAAATTTTACAAGGAATTGATGATTATAACAAGGCAGGTCAAACAAATAGGTTTAATGGACGTATTGATGGGTCTAAATTTGGCGCAATGATTGATAACAGTGATAATTCCATTTCTGGTAATGTCACTCAAATGACTTTGGGTCAAAATTTAGATAAATTTGAATTTGGAAGTGTATTTACCCAATGTTTAGATTTTGGTAACCCACTTTATGATCCATCTAACTATTCTGGCACTCCGAAAGGTGGTGACAGCAATAATGGTGATGGTGATGATGACGGATCTGGAAGTAAGTGTAAACCAAACTTCTCTGTAGTTAAATCTGGTACATTTTATGCTACTGGTTACACTGAAGACCTTGTAAACCTAACTTTGACTGATGGTGCTACTTCTGCTGTTATATCAACTCCTGGAATATCAACAAATGTTGCAAATCAGGTTTTAGTGCCAGTAAATATAAGAGATGATGGTGAGGGTAACCTAATTCTCGTTACTGTAAGAGATGAGACCGAATTAACACTTAATGCATCAGTAGGAAGTGTCGATTATAGCACTGGTCAAGTTTGCGTTGGTCCTGTAGCAATTCAGGGCACTCCAGATGACACTACAAGACTCCCAGTACAAGTATTACCTGGCGGTGGATCAATTAGCGTCCCACCAGGTGTGGATCCAACAATTTTCAACCCAACAGTCAATCCAATTGACTATACAATCAATAATACTTCAATTCCAGCCTTCGATCCGAATAACTTTAGTGGTTATAACTTCGGTGACATAGGTGGTATAAATATCATTGATTATCCAACGGATAGTTTCACATATCCAGTCAGCGAATCCTGTTTCTAAGATAGATGCCGATTACAAAGAATATCAACGTCTCTGATAGAGTCGAGAATCAGTTACCCGAGTTCATTCGTCAAGAAGATAGACAATTAG